GAACATTGCTTACGACTCACCATGGAACGCCTGCAGGCCGGTTTGGACAAACGCGATGGTGTTGATGTAGGCAATCCTGACACCTGGCGAATGAGCACAGCAGAATTAAGCCAACTGGCTGAAACTGCACACATACTAGATCAGATCCGTAGGGGCTTCTAATGCTGGACCCACAGGTGTTGATGCGCCGTGCCATACGCTATGTGTGTGATCAACATGACCTTGCTGTCAACAACTTACATCACTTGCCCACTGTGCAAAAGGCCGCACTACAGGAATTGGTTATAGAAATCGCAGATGACATGCGATACAATCAACTGCGTTACTTTAGACCATTTGATCATCAGATGAAGTTCTTTGCCACCGGTGCCAGTCAACGACGAGGTATCCTGGCCGCAAACCGAATTGGCAAAACAGTTAGCACTTGTTTTGAAACAGCCATACACTTGACCGGCCAATATCCTGCCTGGTGGACTGGTGTGCGTTTCAACAAGCCTGTCACAGCCATGGTTGCTGGTGAAGGTTGGGGTCAAGTTGCCTTGGTGTTACAAAATGAATTGTTAGGCACCAATGATGTCAAAATTCGAGACAATATTGGAACTGGTGCTATTCCCCGTGCGTGTATCATTGTTGATACCATGCGTAGCGATGGTGCCAATTGTATGGGTGTTGAGATTCGTCATGCGTCAGGTGCCAACAGTTACTTGTTGTTTGCCAATTATACACAGGAAGTGCGTCAGATGCAGGGTTTCAAATTGAACCTGGCCATCTTTGATGAACAGCCTCCGGATGACTTCTTTTCAGAGATTGTAACCCGCACTGCCACCACACAAGGACAAGTGCTTTGCTCATTCACACCCCTAAAAGGTCTTAACGGCCTGGTAAGTAAATTTTGGAACCACGAAGATGGATATGAACATATACGAGTCAGTTGGGATGATGTGCCTGAATACGATCCCTGGGGTGAGCCATTCTTGCTCAATGAAACTCGGCGTCAATTGGAGCGTGACTACTTGCCTCATGAGCGTGACGCTCGTCGCAATGGCCGTCCTGTTATGGGCAAAGGAGCAGTATTCCAAATCCGAAATTGGCCCACTTACAAGACAGGTGATTATGACCTGCGTAACACTACTGGCATTCAGCGTGTTATTGCTTTGGACCTGGGACTTGTGAACGATAAGACTGTGATCAGTCTCATGTATTGGCACCCCGAAGAACAGGAAGCCTGGTTGCACACACAGATCATTGTGAAAGGCGTAGAAGAAGCCAATCCCATGAACTACATCAACCATTTGATGCGACCCGAAGTGTTTGGCACACCCATAGTGCTACCTCCAGATGCTGTCACTCCCGGACGCTATACCATGACCAGTCAAAGCATACGCGAACTGTTTGAAGAATACCAACTGAATGTGATTGCTGAACCCATTATGAATCCGCCTGATGAACAGGGACGCAGAAACAACCATAAAAGTTATGGTGTCAATGTCATGCGTCAGATGTTGGAGATAGGCACCTTGCATGTGAACGAAAACTGTGTGGAGTTCTTGCGTGAAGCACAGAACTATTTCGTAGATGAAAAAGGACGCTTTAGCGATCCTGATGACTGCATTGACTCAGCACGATATGCCTTGTTAGGTTGTTTGAATGGCATTGCAGAACCCTGGGATGGACGCAGTCCACAACAGCGTATGCGTGACTTTAGACATCAGGTCCGAGCACGCCAAAGGAATCAGACGCAGGCCTTGCCCAGTTGGAAACAAAGCCATAACCCCCAGGGGTAGACCAGCACTAAATACTAGATAATATGATAGGACCCGATCCATGTTGGATATAAAAAATGTAGTTATTAGTAACTTAAACAATCACAAGGGCATGATGGCTCGTTTTGTGAAGATGTATAGTTTGTTACAGGCCAAATGCGCCGCCAACTTGCGCTTGTTGGCCACCAAGAACAACATCAATCGTGCCAGCGATTATCACTACCTGGTGTTGGCAGTTACACAGTCAACAGAACCTGTAAACGGCATTGATTACATTCACCCTGTGGTCAAACCTGTGGTGGATTATGCGAGTGCAGTGATCACCAAAGGTCTTGCACAAAATGGACACATCAAGTTTGAGTTTGTGCCCGACAACGAAGCAGATTCAGCCGCGGCCAAACAGGCCACAGACATGGTCAGCAAGGTCATTAACCAAAACAATGATCCACATCAGATCCTACAACACTGGGTCATGGATGCCGCACTGCACAAGAACGGTGAGATGATGATATCGCCCATGCGTGAAAGCATCATGCGTTATGTGACCACCCAAGGCACAGCAGATCAACTGCGAGCATTTGAACAACAGGCCGAAGAGTCCGGCCTCAAAGCCCTACGCCAAAGCCGTCGTAAAATTTCAGTGGACATGGAAAAGGTCCTGGCTGAAACACAACAGTATATTCAAGGCATACCAGAAGAACAGCGACAGGCCGAATTAGATTTTAGAATTGACACACACACAGCCGGAAGTGCTGGCGACTTTGACATGGTCAATGAAGATGCACCCAACATTGAGTTGGAAGATGCTGAAGATGAAATGAGTGCCAGCATCACACGCAACACCATATATGAAGCCAAGTATAAACTCACAGGCTACACACTGAATGTGAAATTTCGGCCGATCGCACAACACTATTGGATGTGTGACCCCACAGTTATATCAATCACAGAACAACCTTTCTGCGGTTACTACAAGCCCATGTCAATACAGGAAGCAACAGAACTGTATCCCGACATTGATCTAGAACAATTCAAAGTGTATGCCGCATATTCAAATGTGGGTGCATACCAAGCCGGCAGTTTGCTAAACAACTTGGCCCTACATGCTAGAGATTCGGTGCCAATCAATGGTTTACCAGCACAAGGTTATGCCGCACAAGAACCAGAAGCACGACAGATCACAGTATTGACTGTTTATAACCGTTACGACATTGACGGAGATGGCGAATTAGAATTGATTGAATTGATTTTTAGTGGACAATACATTATCAGTGCCAGAGAAGTAGAGTTTATACCCATTGCCAACATGTGTCCCAAGCCCTTGCCACAGAACTTCTATGGTATGAGCATTGCAGAATCGGTTGTGCCCATGCAAGAGTATGCCACATCAGGACACAGAGCCGAAATCATGATGGGCTTGCTACAGGCCACACCGCGTATTGGTGTCAAACCCGACAAGTTGGACTTTGAAATGATTCAAGATGGTGAAGCCGCTATCTTTATTTTAGATAGCAAGTTTGATCCTGCCAAAGACATATACCCATTACCTTTACCCAACGGTAATTTGCAGTTCATAGATACTGCAATGAACCGCATACAGCAAGACACCATGGCCATGGTGGGTATGACCACACCCAATGATGTGTTCAATCCCGAAGTAATGGCTCCTGGCAACTCAGGTGTCAAACTGCAGATGGCACTTACACCAAATCAAATCATACAGGACAACTGTGTGAAGAATTCAGCAGAAGGCTTGAAAGAAGCCATCTGGTTGGTATGGCGCACCCTGGTGCAGTATGGTGATGACTACGGCGTTAAGAAATTGGCGGCCGAATTCCATCCTGAAGGCCGACCCGAATTTATAGACTACGAAAACTTCGAAGACATGAGTTACAATGATCGCAAGACCATACACATTGATCTTGCCCTGGGTATGCGTAGTGATGAGAACCAATTACAACGCAATCAAATCATACAACAAAGCCAACAACAGTTGTATCAAACTGTGCAGGGTTTAGTTGCACAAAATACTCTGACTCCGGCCATGTTCAAGAAGATACGCAAGCCTTACGAAGATGCCCTATACAGTTTAGGCGTAAAAGATGCAGATATGTATCTGCCCACAGAAGAAGAAGTAATGGAAATGATCAAGCAGAGTCAAGAAGCCAAAAAAGGCCAAGGACCAAGTCCAGATGATCAAGTCAAAATGGCCAAGGCCAAACTGGATGAAGCACGAACTGCAGAAATTGAAGCCGACATGCAGGGCACCAGTGCCAGCAAGCAGTTGGAAGGTGTTGCCCTTCTTGGAGAACACAAAGCCACTGCTTACAAATAAACTAAATAAAACGAATAGATTGGAATTGAAATGGTAAACGAAGATGTTTATGAAGCGTTTAATAATCGCTTGGTCAGTGCTACTGAACTCAGCAAACTCTCGCCAGCAAATGCTGATAGGGTCAAACAGTTGGGCAGTGCGGCCGAGAACTTGTTAAAAAACAGAGACTTTGTTTTGTTTGTTAGACAGTTCCAACTAGAGAATATGGATTATCTAGTAGAAGTTACGGGACACACAGACGAAGACAATGCTCGGCGCATAGCGTTTGCAAACCATTTCAATGCAATGGACACTTTTATCAACTTGTTGAAACGACAGGTTGTATTGAAAAACCGTGTGGTAACTCTGCAAGAGAAGTCTCAAGAGCCCAACACATAAGAAAGGTAAAGTATGGATGCAATAGTCCAGGACAAACCTAATCTCCCAGCGGAGACGGTCCCTGCCCACAAAGTCGATCCAGGTTTGGATTCAATAGCCGCGAAAATGGCCGCAATGCGTAACCAAGTTCCTGCTACTAAACCCATCGAGCCAGGTGTAACTTCTTCGGCAGAAGATGATACCCCTGTGGCACCAGAAGGAGTTGTCTTAGACGACGCCGAGCCAGAAGTTGACGCAACGGAAGCATACGATGATCAAAGCCACGATGACACAGACGCCCCTGAACAGGTAAGCACTGATGATTCGACTAGCGACGAGTTAATAGATTTTTTAGATTTTGCAAACACAAACCCGAACGCCAAGTTCAAGTTTATGCGAAATGGCAAAGAAGTTGTTATCGACGCCAAGAAGGCGGCAAGCATATTAGGCCAGGGAGCGGCAATTAGTGAAGATGCAAGGCAGTTAAAAGTCGAGCGAGCAGAATTTGACGAGTATTTAAGCAATAAGCGTTCAGAGACTGAAGGTCTACTTTTGGCAATGGAGTTTACAGTTCGTCCTCAGTTACAAAAGGCCTACGATGAAATATTAAAAACTCAAGGTTATCAAACTACCTTCCAGCAACAGTTGGCACAGACCCAGGATCCGTCAGCAATAGCCCGTATCCAGGCGGCCATGCAACAGAACGAGCGTTACATTCAACAACAGAGTGGAACGATCAGTCAGTTGAAGCCAAATGTGGATCAGTTTTATCAGATCCGTAGCCAACAGGTGCAACAAGTTCTCGATCACAGTCGCAAGAACTTTCAGGACAAGGAGTTGCGTAACGCTTATGTTTATAATGAGATTCGTGACAAAGTATCTAAAGGATGGTCAGGTGCTAAGAAACAATTAGTGCCCGGTGTAGATAACATAGACCTAATCTCCAGCGATGAGCATTTACTTGCACTTGTTAGAGACGGACTAAAATATCGTGACCGACCCAAAGGCAAGTCAGCAGGAGGCAGTATTGCTGTGTTGACAAACCGTAAAGCAGGAACAGCCATGCCCTCAGGATCAGCAGACAACGAGCAGAATCTTCGCGAAAAAGCCAGGAGCGGTGATAAGAAAGCCGCAGATAACTTACTTGTAGCCCGCTTACAAAACATGCGAGCCACAAGGCGTTAACAAAATTAGAGCCTAATATATAAGGAGATTTATAATGGCAACTATTACAACCTCGGCGATCGGTAACGGCACAGGCGCATACCAAACAGACATCGTCGTAAAAGACTTAGACTTAGATGTGAGCAATCGCGT